TATGACTGAAACAATCTTAGGCGAAGCGTTAGCTTTTAATGAGGAGCTAGAAAAACGAGATAGCTTATATGTGGGCAAAAAGTTTAAAACCTTAGCCCTTGGCCCCGTTTCATCACGTCAAAGCGGCGATATTATAGCTACAGTTTCTAAAGAGCTTTTAGAAGAATTCGCTAGAGTCTTTAACGAGCGTAAAGAATCTGATCCGGTTATTATCGATTGGAATCATAACAGCTCTCCTTTTACCGATGGTGACAAGTCACCCGATGCCTCCGGAGCCCTCGGAAAAATCATAGAGATTGAGGTAGGTAGTGACGGCCTTTATGCTGTACCCGCCTATACTGAAAAAGGCCGCCGAATCGTAGAAGAACATGAGGGCCTTTTATATTCATCGCCTGAGTTTATAACCGGTGAAGTTTTCTCTAGAGACGGCGGTAGCCTAATCTCTAAGTTAGGTCAGCTTTTAGCTATAACTCTTACACCTAGACCACAGCAACAAGCCGACCGAATCGATACAATAACCCTTTCCGAATCCAAAGGACTTTTTAAAATGGATAGAGAAGAATTAAAAGCGATGGAGACTGACGACTTGATCAGTCTTATTATGCAGAAAGACGAAATGTTAAAACGTCTTGAGGCTGATGTAAAAAAGATCAAAGAAGATCATTCTAAAATGGATCTTAAAGAAGAAGATGAATCGAAAGAAATGGCAGAGTCTCAAGAGGAATCTGATTCTAAAAAAGAAATGGCAGAGAATAAAGATGATGAAGAGAAAAAAATGATGGAAAAGAAAAACTATTCTATGTCTGAGCACGTCTCTTTATCTGATTTCAACACTATGAGAGAAAAGATGAATAAAGAAATCTCTTCTCTTAAAGAAAAGAATCAAAAGATTGAACGTGAGGCCGCTGTAAATACTCTTTTAAACGAGGGTCGAATTACGCCCGCTGATATTGATTACGCTAATCACGCTTATGATTGCTCAGTAAATGGAGATTCTACACACTGGGGCCGCTTGTCTTCTTTACCCCCTGTTATTCAATTTAAAGAAGTGGGTCACGGTAAGAGTCAAGAGGCTCTAACATCTCAGTCTTTACATGAAAAAATCACGGCTCGTTCTAAAGCCGATAATATCACTTTCGGCGAAGCTATGAAACTCGTCAGTAGTGAGAATCCTAACGCTAACTCTTTAATGATTCGGAGATAAAAAAATGAGTTATCAAGAATTACAATTTCTAAAGTCTTTTGAAGCGGCCGGTACCATTTCAAAATATGCACTTGTTAAAATTGACGCTAATAATAAAGTAGTAGTCTGTACAGATCCAACTGAGATCCCTATGGGAATCGCTCAAAGATCATCAGTAAGCGGCGATCTTGTAGAAGTCTGTTTAGCGGGCCCTTCTTTCGCAATCGCTGGCGGTGCTATTACAATCGGTACTCATAGCCTTCTTATGGCTTCTACAGCCGGTAAGCTTGTAGCCTTCGCCGATGGTGCGGGTACTGAGAATAGCGTTGCTCAATTTATTCATAACGAAACCGCCGCCGATGGTGACGAAGTACTAGTTTACTTCCGTGGCGCTTCTCAATCTGCTTAATAAAGGAAGTATTTAAAAATGGCACAATCTTATAGTAATATTCATCCTGTAGACGAGATCTTAAGCTCTTTCGCTAGCGAAGCCGCTAGCCAGTTAGACGCTCAATTAATTCATCAAGATCTTTTTGAAACTGTAAATGTACCGAAGTCAATGCGAAGCGGTACCATTTTACTTGAAAACAATAATCAATATATGGGCACGTCTTTAGATCTAAAGCGACAGCCCGGCGCGTCACGTGTACGTCAAGGCTCTTTCGATTTTGATCAAACTACATACCGTACATTAATCCGAGGTATTGAGGCGTCTATTGCTTTTGAAGACTTAGACGATAATCAATACCCGATCGATCTCTTACAACGTGAAATCAAAAAGATCACACGTTCCTTGATGATCGATAAAGAAAAAGAGGCGGCTAGTACTTTGTTTAGTGCCTCTAATTGGACTGGCTACGAGAATACTCTAGCTGACTTTAACACCGCTGTTAATACCGATGCTAACGGTACTAAGTGGGATGTAGCCGGAGCCGAGCCCCTTGTAGATCTTTTAGCTCTTTCGGATACAATCCGAAAAAATGCTTATGGTATGTCCGCAAGTATGCAAACTTTAGTCATGGGTTATGATTGCTTTTTAGCGTTGCAACGTAACCCAGAAATCCGAGGCTTCCTAGGCTCAACCGCCGAAGGGCTCGCAAGTGGAAACCGTATTTTACCTCAAAGCGAAGTTATCCGAATCATTAAAGATGTATTTGGATTTGCTGACGTTAAAGTAGGACGGGCTCGCAATAATTCAGCTAACCCAGGTCAGACTCAAACCACTGCCGATATTTGGACTTCTAATAGTTTGTTCTTAGGTGTACTTAAATCACCTGATGGCGCTATTGTGGGTAACAGTGGATCCGTAAAGACAAGCCCCGCCGCCGTTCTTTCTGTAGAAGTACAAGGTATGAAATCTGGCCAATACGATAGCCAAGATTTAGTACGGCGTAACGTGTGGGTAGAGCATGAATATGTCAATAAAGTTATTAAGCCATCTTTCGGTTACTTGTTAAAGACTGTAGTAAACTAAAGATGATATGTTTAACTTGCGGCGGGTCTCATCAATCATTAAGCGAAAAAGAGAGCGGCGATCAATTAGCGATAGCCGATTTAACCGCGCAAGTTAAGCGAGCTCCTAAAAGTTTAAAAGGACTAATAAGAGCTAGAAGAGATCAGCTAAAAGCCGAGGCTATGGCGGTCTCTTCTATGAGAAGGTCTTTAAGCATTGCTAACCAAGCTTTAATAGACGCCCTTGAGCGGGCTTATTTTACGGGCGTTAGCCCTGCTTTGTTAGACATATCAAGAGAAGAGTTAGCGAGCTTTATTCTAGAGAACGGCTTAGGCGTTGCTTTAGAAGGCTTCTCTAACTCTCAAAGTAAAATATTAGAATCGGTCTTAAGTGTGATCAGAGAATCAGATCCTACTTTTAAACTAGATCGGTTACCGAGTATAACAAGTATACAAAACCGTACTATCAAGGCGGTATTTGAAGATGTGATTATACCCGATACTAATAAAGCGCTTAGATTCGCTCTAAACAATCTTGTCTATTCTGATGATATAGGATCTACTATAGATTCTTTATCTCAACAATTAAACAGGTCAACCGGTCGGCAGTTAACCGAAGTTAGAACACAGCTCGGTATCATGGGTCGTCAAGCTACCGCCGATGCTGGCGAAGTAGCCGGTTTAAACTTGTTTTATTACTCAGGGCCATTAGATGGCTTAACGAGAAAGTTTTGTATTCCTTTAGTTGATAAAGTTTTATCTAAAACCCAGATCAACCAACTTAATAATAAAAGCGGCCTCGGCTCGGCTCTTAGGAGCGGCGGGGGTTATAACTGTAGACATTCTTTTAGCCCCGTAAGTCAAGGCTTAGTACAAGCGGCCGAAATGAAAAGGGCTACTAAAGCAGACATTAAAGAAGCTAATAGCGGGGCGAAGAAATGAGAAAAGCTGTATTAAATCAATCTTACTTTTTACAATGGAATAGCCCTTACCCGATCTCAGGTACACCGGCTATAACAGTAAAGACATTATCGAGTACTTACACTTATGATCTAACTCAAGGCCGATCAAGTGCTAATGTTACGGCAATCTCTAATGATCGCCGTACATTAACTATAGACAATCAAGTAGCCGGCTTAAAAGATGATGAAGGCCAAGCTTTTTTAATAACTGCTAATGATCAGATATTTAATGTACAAGTCGTAAGAGTAGCGGGTACCGTGGCGATTTTAGCCGATACTTTACCGCGCGAAGTTGACCTAAGCTCTAACGCTAGTCTAGAGTTCTCAACGTGGTCTAAAGTTATTCCTACTGACATAACAGGAACGGCGGGTACTTACGCCTATTCAATCGCATATGATGAGAATACGGGCGGCTCTTCTAGAGAGCGTATAGCTAAAGATTATCTTAAAGTATGCCCCCGTCCTTTTGACACTGGCTTAGACCATGATGATCTAGTACGCCTCTTTCCCCAATTCGCTGATAATATCCCACGGCGTCAACGTGATTTTAGACCTCAAATTAAAAGAGCTAAATTAGATCTAGTCTTAATGATTAGAGATAGTTTGTTACATCAGAGTTTAACAGAGGATGAAGTATTTAACGCTGAAACCTTTTCTAATACTCATGCTTACTTAACAGCGGCTATTATTCTAGAGGGTCAAAATAGATTTGAAGAGGCGGCGGCTCTAAGAAATCGGGCTATCGAGTTATATAATTTAGCTATGAGATGCGTTTCTTTAGACAGAGATAAAGACGGGATAATAGAAGAGGGTGAATTAGATCAGCGAGTAAGCGGCGTTAAGAGTGATTTAAGGGGTAATTTCGCAAGCCGTCAACCAACAGAATATGAAGACACTTTTAAAATCAAACGAGGTATGAGATTTTAAATAGGAAGTGACTTCCTATTTAGAAAGGCCCCTATGTCTGTAACAATATCAGTACAACCCCGTTTAAGATTTCCTCCTATCTGGACGGCACAAAATAACCAAGTACACGCTTTAAACTCTATAGCATTAATTAAGCGGCGTACTATGAGGGGGATAGATGCGAAGGGTACCCCCTTTAAAAAATATTCTACTAAAGCTATTTATGTAGCTACAAAAGGGGCCCGATTAAAACCCAAGGGCGGGCGGGTATCTAGAACGGGCAAAAGTATGTACTTTGTGGGGGGCTATAAAGAATACAAGCAACGCTCTAGACTAGGCGGTATTAAAACCGCCGAGGTTGACTTGACCCTAAGCGGCGTCTTAATGAATAGTATTCAAGTCTTAGAAGCTGGCCAATACTCTTATAAAATTGGGCTCGCTTCTCAAGGTAGACCTTACGGCTATTATGTTAATCAAAAAAGGGAGTTTTTAGGCTTAACTTCTAAAGACGTAGACATTATAGTAAAAGCGGCCGCCATTGATATGAAAAGGAATCTAAGCAAATGAGCAAAGGAATTAGAGAAAGTTTAGATCTTTTAATAGATCGAATTGAGACTTTAACACCTAAGACCGATTCTCATAGCGGGTTTACAAGAATGAGAGATGGTAGCGGCTTAACTCAACTAATTGAACAAAACTATTATTCTATTAGGTCTTTTGATATAGCCCCGGTCGGATTGCCGCAAGATGACGGAATGTTAGGTATTTCGACTAGAAAAAGAGTTAACTTATCTTTGAGGGTTTTTTATGGAATCTCAAAAGACTCTGGTTATACAGATCGAATAACAATAGAAGACACGTCTCTTTTAATTGAGAGTTTAAAGCAACCCGATTATAATAGTTCTAATACGGGTATCATTAGCTTGGCTGTTAATCCGGCGTTGCTACAAGACATTACTAACGAGTTAGGAGAGGCTAGAGCTCATCTCTTAACGATTGATTTTGATTTACTTTATATTGAGGAGTA